CACGAGAGGCGAAGTCACAGTACACATCTTTGCCTTGTCGATACAGTTCTACTTGGTCGTGTTGTCCGGCAAGCCAGACTAATATACGAGCTTCGATCTGTGAGGAGTCAACATTAAGTATCACATGATTGTCAGGGGGTAGGATTGCATTCTTTAATGCTTTCTTCTTAACATCACGACTCGGTAAGTTCTGGAAGTTTACTTTGTCCATGCCACTCCACCGACCTGTATGAGCGCCATAGTATTTAAGTGGGATAGGTAAGCGTCCTTGATTCCTCAGTCCAATGTCTATGAATCTTTGTATGCGTGACTCTTCTATCGTAGACTTCGTGCCGAGTCTGACTGCACATAACTCTTGCAGTACAGGGTTGTCACTTTCTTGGAGTGCGATGAACCCCGCGTCAGTCTTAGCTAACGCGTAGGTTTCTTTCTCTGTAGTAGGGGATACCTTCATTGGTACAGGAATGTGCATGTCTTCTAATATCTTAGCGAACTGTATGTTACTTGCTAACTTCTTTCTAACTGCCTCTTCGGTGTCACAGTCTAAGGTTTCCATTAACCCTTTTAACATCGAGGTCTTTTCTTCTTTTAGTTCCTTGAGTCTTTCTTCTAGTAATTTATCATTGACGCGTAATATAGGTAGTATGAACATCCTAAGTGTAATATCAATGAGTTTCAATTCGGGTAAGGGGAATCCTTTAGATAGGATTTTAAATAGGTCGTAGGTTAGTTTCACATCGTTCTTACAATACTCACCATACTGGCGCAATTGGTGTTCGGGAAAGTCTTCGAGTCGCATACCTAATGCTTGTAGGACTTCCGTTCCTTTCTCACCTATCTGATAGCGTTCAGCTAATGCTTTAAGTGAACCTCCGGCCTCGACTCCATGCTTGGCTCGTGCCATGCAGAGTGTATCTAGGTAGGCTACTGGCTCGTGACCATAGACCCATTTAAGTATTGCTCCATCAAACTGCGTGTTATGACAGATGAGCATTGAGTTCCTCCAGTCAACTAAGGCGATACCCTTAGATGCCTGTTCTCCGGCATACCATACGGGCTTACCATCGTCTATCTGAATCGCTACCCCAATCACTTGGAACTGAGGGTTCAGTATGTATTCTTCTGTTGTGTACTTGCGTAAGCCGTAGCCCTTTGCGTAAAATGTTTCAAAGTCAAGCGTTACTATTTGCACTTTGTTCCTTTCGTTTTATTATTTTTGCACACACCTTGTAGGTGCATGTCGTGTGAGCAATACCACTTCTTAAAAAAGAACTTAGCGTCGGGACTGCCACACACATGGCACTTCTTTTTTACTGTACTAATTGGTTTCAAGCAAACAATTCTAGTGTAAGATATATTGCTATACCCATAGCAAGAGTGCGAATAAAATACCCCCACACTTTCATATCTCTATCAGATATATCATGTAACTTATCTTCTTTCATAACAATCTCCTTATAGTTTATAGGTGTTAGTATGTTCATCTCTGCATTGTGATGTACACCACCGTCTTTTGTCTGGAACGGGAGTGCCACACCATATACATTTGCCAGTATCATTCTCTTCAATTGAAGTGTTGACTGTCTTAAGGGTAAACTTAAGTCGAGCCTCGACTTCAGCATTAGCTACATCTATTTCGTCGGCCATTCTTTCGGTAGTCCATGTCTAGCCCACGAAGTGTTTTTTCTAGTAGTGTGCCTTTTCTCAGGTAACTCGATCAGTCCTTGTTTATCAAGTTCTAATAAGGTAGGGTAAGATACACCTGTTGCCTGAGCTAATCTAGTTCGGCTAAAGTTAGGGCGTTTCTCTTGCCACTCTTTAATTAGTTTTATTGCGTTTTCTTTTTCTTCGGGTTTCATTGTTTTCCTTTTCTATTCGTCTGTTTGCATACCATATCATCTTTTGTAAATCTTCTGTTAGGTTATTTTTGTATAGACATCTAAAAAGATATTTTCCACATTGCCACAGTAATGGTTCGCTATGAAAAAACTCTTCTAATATCTCTATTACTTCCCACTTGTGTTTGGTATAGTGTGCAGGTTTGTTTACATTGTCGTTCATAATGTTCCTAAGAATAATTCTAATGCGTCTATGTCTGTCTCATCAATGACCATTGAATATCCTTGTGCCTTTTTAATGTCGTATAAATGTTTATTTTGTAAGGCCGTAGGCTTATTGCCATTGGCTTTACACTCGATCCCAATAAAGTTTCCTTTATAACAAGCGACTATGTCAGGGACACCACTCGCCCCATATCCTCCTGTTGAGGCATAGAAATAGTACGCACCAAGTTCCTTAAGCTTGGCACATACTTTCTCTTTTACTTTCTTTTCAGGGGTTGCCACTATGACACTAGTGGTGGAAGTTCAGCGTTTTCTACTGGAGCAATCTCTAATAGAGGTATGCCATCAGGTTCTAACGCACTCCAATCTTGATTCAATACAGTTGTTACAGTCTCGTCCATAAGAGGAGGTAACTGTATTTCTGCAACAGGTAGAATGATAGGAAGAGACGCACTTGCCTCTAATTCTGCCACGCTTGATTTTTGTTCTGAGGCTGAATAGATTAACCCCCCAAATATTGCTAATACTACTACGCTACCTAATACTGTTTGTTTCTGTTTACTTAATACCATTTCACTTTCTCCTTAGTTTATAAAAAATTTACTACCTCTCTACTACACATCACAATTGCCATTCGGACAGCCGTGAGATAAAATCTCGTCGGCAATATCCTGAGACATTTGTTTATGTTCCTCTTCTACAATCTGTGTTTCAATTGTATCTACTAATTCGGGGTTCTTTAATACATAGGTAAGTTCCTCAATGATCCGATTGGCCTCAATAGTTTCTTCATTACCTATATTGTGTTTATCCAACAAGACTACAAAATCCATGAGTAATCTGCGTGTGTCTGTAAGTAAATGGTGTTCCATTAGTGTGTCTCCGTTAAGTCGATGTCAGGCTCAAAGGTAATCATGTCATCGTCATCGTCCAGTATCTCAACGGGTTTCCCTTTCTCTATGTGATACATTACATTGTCGGCGAGTTGCTCCTTTGTATAAGTGTCTAGCTCAATACCTTTCTCACTTACTAACACATCGCTCCCGTCTCTCATGACCACGCTAAAAGTAACCTCTTCAATATGGACATAATCTACATCTTCTGTTTTTATCTTAGGCATGTTCCACCTCGTGTTTTTTAATTGGAATATTAGTATCGGGGATTTCTTCAGTCATGTCAAGTAAGTCATCATGCTCTTGTCTTTCCTTGAGCCAAGACTTAAAGTCTTTGAATGCTATCTCAGGGGTAACTTGCTTGTGCCATAAGAGTTCTAGTATCCCACTCATACCTCCGATCACTCCGAGTAAGTCATGACGGGAGGCCTTGTGTATCTCTTGGTCAGCCCCAAAGTAATCGTATATGTCTTGCTCTACATAATCTATCTTTTCTTTACTCATTGCTCTCTCCCTTTTTTATTATCCGATAATTATATTTATCCTCTTCTATTCCATCTTCAAGACAGTCTTTAAGATGTTCTTTTACACTATGCTCTGCGTCCTCGTGAGAATTAAATGTTTCTGTTAGTCCATCAACAGTCCAAAGATTTTTCCACCCCTCGCAAAGTGTGTATGTTTGCACTTCCCATTTACTCATAGCCATTCTCCTTTTTGTTTTGAATGTTCCAATCAATAAATTCTTTGTGGTCTACTTCATTCTCAACAAAGATTAAACAATCCATTGCCAATTCTAATTTTTCTAAAACTTCTTCGTGTGTCCAATTAGGACTATCCCCCCTAATCATTTCACATAGTTCTTCGTACTGTTCAGCAGTCTCCAAGATTTTGCTCATCGTCTTCTCCTATATAATCATCAATTGTTTTTTCTGCTTTCTCTTTTGTCTTTCTTGGTTGAGGTGCATATACTTCGGGTATGTACCAAAACAGATCTTCTTCACTCATTTCTCTGCCTCCTTTTTTAGTCGTGCATTAAACTCATCAATGTCTCCGTCTCTCTCATAGATGTACTCTCCTTTTAAAGTTGGGGGTGCTACCCCACCATGATTGTTACTTATCATTCCAAATCTAACTGCCTCAGCATACGCTCTGTTGTTTGGCTCACACTCAGGTACATCATGACCTTGCAACACGGCTAACCAATCTTGCATACCCTTACTTTCATAAGGAGCATCAGGAATCTTACTGCTATCCCATGCTTTAAGTTTCTTAGTACTCATCGCGATACCCCCCTAAGTTTTCAGCTATCTTCTCGCACCACCTCTCCTCTTCATTGCTACTGTAGTCATAAGGTTTTCCTGTTTCTTCAATAGTTGCCCCACAAATACCTACTGCATAGCCCCCACTCATAATGCCCACATCTCTTTCAGCAGGTTGATACTCTGCGTCATACTCGACCACGACATTAATATCATTGTCGTCCTCGTCATATCCCGTATCGTCCCATGTATCCATTACTTTACCTCCTTTATGTCATCAGTTTGATACCCTACTCTATCGACCTCATCAGTTAATTCATTAAGGTATACCTTAGAATAAGCTTCATCTTCACTTATGCCCTCTACGATAGTCTCATAGAGAACTGTCTCACTACTATAAATCTTAAATTTCATATCTACTCTCCATATCTTGATTGAATTAATGTTTTCCCATCTTCGCCAATGTCTATATAACAAACATCAT